CTTTCTCTTTGTCCTTGTTAAACAGTGCCTTAGCTTTCTCAAACAAGCCTTTCAACTGCTCATACTTTTCTTTGATCCATTCCCAGATCTTAGCTGCAATATCTTTAATCTTGCTACCGAGACCCTTTTCGTCAACGTTGGCTTTCTGCATAGCCATAACTTGGGTACCGGACTCTTCACTTTCCAGACCCAGGGAAGTAACACCCATAATGCGGTTTGCACGCATCATACCAACAGCCATGAATGCTGCGGATTGACGGGTCATATTTTTACCAGCGCCACGCAGGAGTTTGCTGTAACCTTCCAGGGCAATTTGTGCACCCATCAGTTGGCCAACTTCAGCATCCAGGTTCTCGGCAATGATTTCTTCCTGCATGCCAGTTTCTGGCAATGGTTGCAGTGGAGTTGGGTCCAATGCTGGAGGCAGCACTACCGCTTCTTCGATAACTGGCAGAGCGCCTTCAATAGGCTCAATGAACTCAGCAACTGGTGCAACGATAGCTGGTTCAGTATTGTAGTCCATCAATGGAGATGGGATTTCGTCTTCGTGGTCTTCCAGCGAAGCAGTGTAAGCCGAGAGGTTCAGCATGGGGATTTCCTTAAGGGATTATCAGTAGTAGCGGCCGCTACTCTACATGATTACGATGATTTTTTATGTTAGCTAGAATGGTCAGGAAAGATTGCGTATTTGTCATGAATCGTGTTGCAGCTGGACCATCTTCAAACGACTCGGTAGATACTGTTTCGACAGCTGTATTTTTCTGTAACCGGTTTAATCCAACTAACAGGAAACCGACGGATTGATGGGACAAATTGTCACCAGCATTCTGCAACAGGGAAGTGTAAGATTCAACGGCGTAGTTCACGCCTGTAACTTTCTCTTCTTCTTCCTCATCTGGGTTCTCTTCCTTTTCTTCAGGCTCTTCTGTGCCTTCAGAGGTATCACCCACATTAAAGTCTTTTGCTTCAGCCGTGCCATCATCCTCGGACTCTGCTACCGCCTCGGTATGTTCGTTCTGTTCTTGCAGGTTGTCTTCTACAACGCCATCAGATTCATTAGACTGTTGCGTCTCATCAGCCATCACGATCATCTGTTCCGGGATACCTGCTTGGTTAGCAAGCTCACCTATATCAGTTACATCGGTGCCAACAGTATCGACGATGCTGTTGTATTGCTCACAACTCGGTAAGTACGCATTAACATTTAACATGCGTGATTCCTCTATTTAAATACATAAGATCGGGGACTAGCCCCGATCGAATGATTTGTTATGCATCGCGTTCGGCCGACATCAGGTGGAACAGGCACATGTTAACATGGAGACAGAAACTCATCAGGGTGGACTTTTCCATGGACAGGTTCTGTAGGAACTTCAACCCAGCTTTCAATGCTTCAGCGGCATCGCCACCGGGAATAACGTTGTACTGCTTTTCCAATGCGTCCAGAAAAGATGCAGTTTCACCTGCGTGGTCTGCTTCATCTGCAGCATCGTTGATTGCAAAACAGCCATCCATGCACTTATTAATCTCTGACCGGCTACGCACCTGCACTGTAACCTCAGTGTTATCGCCAACCACTTCAAACTTCAACCCGTCACCCGACATATTGATTTCCAATGTCGATGGGGATGTGTGTGGCGCACCAAGGTTATCAACATTGAAGATAGCATTGATAGAGTCGGCTGATTCCTTGCCGGTCAGTGTGTTGACTTTTGCCAATGCGGTTTTAGTGTAAGTCGGGATAACTTTATTACACCATTGCATTACAGCAACTACATCAGCTGGATTAATGAGTTTGCCATCTTTAAAGATGTAGCGTGCATCAACCGCAGGAATGGTAACTTTCTTACCACCGTCTTTGCCATTTGGAGACCAGTTAGCAAAGTCACCTTTTAGACTTTCCAGCTTAGGGCCCAGGTTTGCAAAGTGCGCTTTGATTTTAGCCAGCTTCTCTTTGGCAATGTTTAGTGCTTTCTTCAGCAGTTCAACGAACTTAGCCCACAGTTCTTTAGCACGCCCAGCCAAGCCTTCTTCATTAACACCTGACTTTTCTTGGTCATGACCAATGGACTTGGTTTCAGAAGCTTCGTCTTCCAGGGAAATACCCAGTGCTGACTTGGTACCAAACCGACGGTCAATGCGTGCTACGCCAATGGCAATAGCTTTGGCTGTCTGTTTGGATACGCCGTCGTAGCCTGCGCTACGCAACAGTGCAGCGTAGCTTTCCAGAGCTACACTGTCTTCAATGACTTCTTCCAGGTTGTGGTCGATATGTTGATGTGCTTTATCGTCTTCAACCAATGCGAAGTCGATCATGTCATGCTTTTCTTCAGGGGTAACTTCAACCGTACCGAAGATTTCTTCTTTGTCGCCAGGGACAACTACGTTGATGTTTTGATCTGCGTCACTCATGTCTTTCTCTCTATTGAGGTGGTGCAGCCGTTGATGGCTGACCAGGGGAATTAGGTTGTGGTTTACGAAGAGGTGGTTGATACTGACGGAGTTCTACCTCAGCGACATAGGTCAAAGCACCTAGTGTACGCAAGATACCAGCCATGCAGTTATTGTAGTCGGTAACCATGCGAGCTACGTTATTGATCATCAATGTAATTGATTGCACGATGTCAGAAATAGCAGGACGACCTTTAGTGCCTTTCTCTGCTGGATCTTTATCTGTTTCAGAAGTGGACTCTTCTGGTTCAACTTTAAACTGACCAGCTTTAGTCCTTACCTTCTCACCAGTGATCTGAATCTTACGGAGTGCACCAGCTAGTTTCGATTCGTAACCTTTACGAGATTGGAATCGTTTAGCTAATACTAATAGCTGAGCCAAGCGTTTACCAATACTACCTGCGTCATCTACATCTATCTCTAGAGAACCAGTATTACCAGTTCGCAAACCAGGGACAGTGTAATAACGGAAAGAGAAGTCTCTCACGGTATTAACCATAGCTGGCCAGTTCATTGGCTCGTCTTCAGTTCTAACTGGAGGACCAGATGCATAGAGTGCTCGGTTACCTTGCATTGCAGGAGAACGGAACAAAGGGGCATTGATACGGAAGCGTTCGTCTTTCTCTACATCGACTGGTTTAATCATCCATGTCTTAGGGGCAAAAGCGGCGAAGTCAATACCGCCACCATCCTCGAAGTCGTGATCAAAAGAAAGCTTGTCAAATACACGAGCAACAGCATCCATAAACTTCAGGAACACTTTGTCATAGAAAGAGAAAGCGGAGGTAGCCACAGCAGTAATGCGTGTAACGTCTCGTGGTTCATACTTCCCGTCAATGTTAAACTTGGCAGGATGCTTGATTGTAAACTTCTCCTGGTAAGCTTTGTTCTTGGTGTTCTGTGCTCGACCGTAAAGCATCTCGGTCTTCTCTAGCAATCGATCACTACCGATGTTTATCACTCGGGCATATTCGATTGTTTCAGTCTGCAACTTCTTTAAGCTGATAACTGATTTGTCCCAAACCTTCTTGGAGCTATTAGAGATGTCTTCGAACGAAAGGTAATCGTTAGGGGCTACGTCAGCATACTTTTCCAGGGCATAATTAAACATGCCCACGTCTGGTGCTAATCGTTGGGCTTCCAACGCAACACCAAATGACAGACTCTGTGCCAGGTTACGTAGCGTTATTTCTGTACGTTGTTCCATGTCCACTAAGCTAGCTTCGAGTGAAGCGATCATATCGACGGGATCAACCCCGTCGAATGAATTAGGGGTCATTGGAGCAATCGCATTGGTTGCACCAACCATAACAACTCCTATTTGATTTTGACTGTTGCTTTACCGAACAATAGATGTAAGGTGAACATCAAGTCATCGAAGCCTTTAGGTTGCATGCACCACTTCTGAATCATTGCTTCAGTAGAGGTAGATAGTGCCAGGGCTTTGAAAAGAGATTGGATCTCTGCACGACCACCAATCAACTGTTGACCAGCGATTGGTTCGTCACTGATCAACATCGGCCAAGAGTGAATACTCAGTTCCCGACGACCAGTTGCAATGAATCGAATTGTGTCCAGTAGAAACTTGTAGTTCCAGGCTGTACGCTGTGCGTTGTTGTCCTGCATGATGAACCAGTTATAGTTACCACCGAACAACCGTAGTGCTTCACAGATTACACGCTTCTGGAAATCCCAGTAGACTGCACGTGTTGGGAATGTGGTGTACTCCAAGAACAGGTCACGGATGCGTTCGTCGCGTACACTTGTGATGTAACGACTACGTTGTTGAGCCTGACCGCCGGAGTAATCAGCATTCATTTTGACTGCGTTAGTACCCATGGGTAAACTCCTTAACCGCGAGCGGTGTTCTCGGTAGCTGCCATGTCGAATTCATATTCGGACAACCGTTCTTCGTACATCTTGATCTGACGCTGCAGTACCGGGGACGTAGGGTTACCAGCCAACAGTTCACGCAGTTCCAGCAAGCGATGCTGCAAAGCGTTATGTTCTTCTTGTGCTGCCTTGTAACGAGCAACACGCCATTCAGCCAGGTACTTGCCCAGAGTCAGGAAGATGTTCTGTTGTGGAGAGAACCCAGACATGCGCATTGGGTCCATCTTAGCATCGCCCAGTGTACGGGTTGCCAGATCGTAAGTCTCTGGATTGATTTCGGCATCAGATGCTTGGTTGATCTTTTGCTTCAGTTCAGATGGAGACAGGATCATTGCCGGGTATAGACCAACAAATGTAGCCATGTTGGATTGTACCCAATCGATCTCAGCTGGTGACCAGCCGGATGTAGTAGCACGCCCACGGGCTTGTGCTTCCTGGGTGACCATGAACAACATGAACTTCCGACCCCAGCGAGTATAGAAGCTAAGTGCATCTACCAGCTTCAACAGGTTAGCCCGTTGAATGGTCAAGTTAGTGTTGGTGAACTGGAAACCGAACAGGCGACGGATCTCAGCGTATACAACAGCCAAACTACCGCGAGCAGTTTCCATGGACTTAAAGAACAGTTCCAGATGGTTGCCACGGAAGTTAACCGAACGTTGCATCGACTGAATGTACTTTTGACCCAGCTGGGATTTAACTTCCATACCGAGAATCAGTTCACGAACTTCGGGCAGCAATGACGCAATAGTGGAATCGTATTCTTCTTCCAACTCAGCGATTTGGTTGAGTAAGTCTTTACGCTCTGTGAATGGAGCGAGTGCACTTACATATTCGAGCAGTCTCATATTTGCTGTCCTCTATTACAAATTGGTTTGCATGGAGCGACTGAACATCTTAAATACTTCAGTGATGTCAGGGCCTTTCGATTTCTCGGAGCGTTCGATTTCGTCGAACTTATGGGTGGTCGACAGATCAACACCACGGTGCCAGATCTGGACACGCTGCCAACGTTCGTCTACTACGATCAGCATCAACAGGTAAGAGTTATCAAAGATAGTCTTACGTACGGATTCCTGGTCGATTTTACCGAACAGCTTACCGGTGGCTTGTTTCAGGGTTTCGGAAGAAACGATAGCGATGTTAGATGCATCGGCAACAGATACACGGCCAGACTGCAAAGCCTTAGCGGAGTTGTTACGACGACGATCAGTGATCATCTTGAATACACCAGACTTATCGTTCATCAGTGCACGGAAGTGTTCATCAATCATATCCTGACCGAGAACAAAGTCACGCCAGAATTTGATCTGACCTGTCTTCACCATGAACATACGCTGAGCCCATGAATCATTACCGCCAGCACTAAACATATGAACCAGCGAAGCTGGAGGTACGGCTGCTGGGATCAGACGGATCAATACAGGAAGCTTAGCTTTCTTATCGCCATCCGAGATTTCAACGCTCAGTAGTTTACCTACCGCCAGGGATTCAACTTCCATGATCTTGTTATCCATGGACGACATCTCTTTAGCGGAGTCGTTATGTTTGCCCCATTTAGGATCTTGCATCCCAGGAGCGGCTTGTTCTTCTTCACCATTAATAGGTTTACCACGACCCAGGTCTTGAGTGAACGGAACTACTGGTCCACCATTGCCACCCGATACTGGAACCATGTCGTTTGCTTCTAACGAGAACAACAGATTCTTACGGACTGGACGCGAGAAGCTTTCCAGGGAAGGCAGGCCATTAGCGTACAGGCGTGGGTCATAAGCAGAGGCTTGGTACTCTTCTTTGGATGGTTTTGTAACCAGAGAACCATAGTCGAAACCCAGGCTGCGGTCAGGGTTCAACGAATCCAATACCTTAAGGGTATCGATGCGACCAACACCGAGAATCATGTTC